TATGATTACTCGTAAGCTTGAATGGATGGCCTCTAAAGTTTTACAAACAGGTACAGTGACCATTAGTGGTGACGGTGTGGCAACTAGAGAAATTGATTTCGATATGAAAGATTCGCATAAGGTTACTTTATCCGGTACTGCCTTATGGACTAATGCTGCAAGTAATCCTATTACACAGGTTCGTGATTGGGGAATATTAGTATCTGATGATAGCGGTGAGCAGCCTATGATTGCCGTGATGGGTAAAACCGCCACAAATGCTTTTATCAATAATGAGAATACTCAAAAGCAACTTGATATTCTTCATATTGAGCTTGGCAAAATGGCACCGCGCGACCTTGGAAAAGGTGTTAAATATATTGCTACTCTTGAAGGTGTGGAATACTATACTTATAATGCTTTATATTATAACCCGGATACAAAAACTAATAAATCAATGGTACCTGATAATGGGTTTATATTTGGTAGTGTCGATGCATATACAGCGACACACTTTGGACCAATTAAAGACCTTAAGGCTAACGCTGTAGTTCCTATGTTTGCCAAGTCCTGGGAAAAAGAAGATCCGAGTGCAAGATTTCTTATGGTTCAATCTTCTCCACTAATAGCAATGCATCAAGCCGATGCTTTCCTATACGCAACGGTTACAGCATAACAGTGGCTTCAAAAAAGGTTTCTATCCAGACTAAAAAGACTGTTACTAATGGTACCGGAACATATAAACCCGGGGCCATTATGACAGTTAGTCAAGTAGATGCAGCTTTTTTAATAAAGGCCGATGCTGCTATCGAGATAAAAAACAAGGGTGGGTCTAAAATTGAAAAATCACCGGAAGTTTTGGCCGCTATAAAACTGGCTGCCAAAGAGAAAAAGAAAGCGGAAGATTTAGCAGAGATTAAAAAAGAAAAGGCCGCTAAAAAGAAAGGCGGTGTTTTCCAAAAGCTGAAGAATGTCGTTAAAAGATGATATTGACGTAGATTTGGGGAATATGTTATCGAGTGATGATTTTGGTTATGAAGTAACATATGACAGGGCAACAGGCGGTGCATGTGAAGGAATTTCTGATTATGATTTTCTTTCTGTGAATATGGGAGAGGTTTCTCCGCCTATAGAAGATCAAAAGCCTACTTTGTTGATTAGGCGGTCTGATCTTGACACTGATCCACAGCATAAAGATACCGTGACTGTGGTTGGTGTAGGTGACTTCATTGTCGCAGGGATACAACCGGACGGTACCGGAGCAATACTATTAATTTTAGAGGACGCTTAAAATTATGGACTTACACCCAAGAACGGTAATCAGACATAAGATAGTTGAAGAGCTTATAGCTGCTGCTACCCAGGCCGGTACTAGAGTTTATGCAAACCGTGTATTACCTGTTGCGAAAAGTGAATTACCTGTTATTTTGGTTTATATCCAGAATGAGCCTACCGATAGAGAGCTTGATGAACTACCGTATAATAGAGAGCCAAGAACAATTATCGAGGCACTTCAAAAAAACGGTGATGATCTCGATGATAAACTAGATGAATTAGCGAGAGAAATTGAAATGACCTTCCAGGGTGATAAAACACTTAGCGGTTTAACAGATGATTTTAAATTAACTAATACCAATATAGCAATAAAAGAAGAGGGCGGGGCAATGCTTGGATCAATTTCCCTAACTTATAATACCCCTTATCATACAGTGGATCTAACGTAAAAAAATTAGGAGTCTATTATGTCATTTTTCGCAACCAAATCAGATTTAAATATTAAAAAGGATTTATTCCTACAGCAACCAGATATGTATGTATCTGAAATTTTGCTCGAAGATGCCGGGGTTATTTCTAAGGTTTCAAATGATATTACATTAACTCCGGAAGTATCTCCTTTGTTAGTTCCCGATGCTCTTGTATCAGCAGTTGGTCAAAATATAGAAGTACAAGATAGTGCCGGTGTTTGTTATGTCGGTAAGATCAAGGCAAATGATGCAGTAAGTATTACTTTTGATGCAACATTAACCAGACGAACTGATACCGGAGCAATAGGGGCAGCCGGCGCATGGACTGAAGCCGGTTCCGTAGGTTTTTACGCAATGACACCACATCAATCTGCCTTATGGGGTGATTATTTCGGAGTTGTTAAAGAGCCTGATATGTCACAGGCTGAAGAATATGCTACCGTAGAAGATGTTGACGGTATCATAGCCGAGGGCCTTATTAAAGTTGAGCTAGATATAACCGGCCAAAATAAAAACGTTATTAACGGTGATGTATTGAAAGCGGTTCTTAATATGACCGCTCAGGGTGCACAGTCCGGAAATGTAGAGCTACATGCCGGTTTTAGACCAGATGCAAGGGCAAAATTTAGAACAACGTATATTGGTATTACTCAGGCCAAAAAAGATTTTATTATTCAGTATTTTTATGGAAAATTGAGAGCTGAAGGAAGTTTAGCCCCAAGCGGTGAAGAGTATGCACAATTAGGATGGGGTTATAAACCTCAAGCAGATTTCCTGAGAAATAAAAAAGTTAATGCTTATCGTTGGAAAATTGACAAGTAACTAAAAGAGATAAAACATTGTGCTATTATATGGACTATATGCGGTTATTTCCCTAGTATGTATTTACTTCCTTACTAAAGGGAATACCTCCCCATATAAGAACATAGTACCGGCACCATTCGCGCCTTTAACCCACTTAGAGATTAAACAAAAAAAGCCTTTTATTTGGGTATTATGTCCGGAAGGATTAAAACCTAAATGGATTTATGAGGCTAGTCTTTTAAAAACAAAAAATTTATCAATATTCTGGCAAAATAAAGATGCTGTATTGTCGTCTATGGAAAATAAAAAGATGAAATTCAGTCTTGAATATGTTGTTATTTATATAACTAAAATGTTATGGGAAGTTGGTAAAAAGCCAAAAGGTATAATAAAAAGATATCAATTCAAAAAGTTTTTTTTTAAATATTGCTTCGACAATATAGAGGCCACAGTAAAGATATTTAATGATTTCCTAGATTATCAATCTAGGGTTTTTTTTTTACTCCAAACAGTTCAGCGCAAATTAATCACTCAGCAGGAAGAATATTCCGCGATAAATGGCGATCTCTCCTTTCCGGAAGTGACGCATGGTCCCAAGTATACCTCGAATACTTTTCTAACCTTGAATATTCCAAAGAAAACAGACAATTCCAAAAAGAAAACCAACCTAAAACAAAAAAAATCAACAAAAGAAAGTAGGTAACTAAATGGCTAAGACACCTAAGTTAGTCATACCGGTTGAAGCAGACATTAAAAAAGCGGCTGCAAATCTAAATAAAATTAAAAATACTACTAAAAGCACAACAGGTGGGATGGCAAAATTTGCCGATAAAGCTAAAAAGAACTTTCTGGCATTAGGGGCTGGTATTGCGGCCTCTGGGTTTGCAATCAAAAAATTTCTTGGTGTAGCCGGTGATTTTGAACAATCTATTGCCAATGTAGCGGCAGTGTCAGGCGGGGCAAGGAAGGAGCTTGAAGCCCTGGCAAGGACAACTGGAGCGACCACGGTTTTCAGTGCCAAGGAAAGTGCAGATGCGATGTATTTTCTCGCGAGCGCGGGTATAGCAGTCACAGATATGACATTTGTGTTGACACCGGCGTTAAATTTAGCATCGGCGGCACAGATTGGAGTTGCCGAAGCCACCGATATAACAATTAATTCCTTGAAAATATTCGGTGCAGAAATGGAAGATGCTGCAATGTTTACCGACATTATGGCCACTACAGTAAGAAAATCAAATACTGATATGCTCCAGCTTGGGGAAGCAATCAAGGTATCGGGTTCTACAGCTAAACTAGCGGGTGTTTCTTTTGAAGATTTAAATGTATTAATCGCCGGTATGGCAAATCAGGGCATAAAAGGTAGTGAAGCCGGTACAAAACTAAGACAATCATTTGCCAGGTTATTAAAACCAACAGCGGAAGCCCAGAAAACATTATTAAAATATAATATAACTCAAACTGATATTGCTAATAATATCAAAGATCCTATAAAGCTATTTAAATTATTGGCACCGGCTATGCAGAATACAGCGGATGCAACCGAAATTTTAGGGGTTAGGCAGTTGGCCGTTGCCGGTTTAATTAAGGATGGTATTCCGGATCTTGTAAAATTAAAAACTGCAATGGCAGATGCCGGTGGTACTGCTAAGAAAATGGCAGAGGAACAGCTCAATACTCTTAACGGTAGCCTGAAATTATTACAATCAGCATTCCAGGAAGTTATTTTATCCGGTGCCGGTGAAGGTGGCCTATTAGACATATTTAAAAACATAGTTACGGCCTTAATTAAAGCAGTTAAGGCTTTTCAGAAAGTACCAGGGCCGGTAAAAGCGGTAACGATCGGAATTTCTTTATTAATACCGGCTTTTATAGCCTTGCAAGCTGTGATGGGTCCTGTAGGATTGGCTTTTTTGGCAGTTGGTGCAGCCATGGCCGTTTTAGCACCAAAGATGATAGATTTTAGAGATACAAGTAGTAAGGTAGCAGACATAACAGACAAACTACTTAAAATACAGACAGATTACAAAACAGTTATTGAGCAACTTAATGACCCTACCAAAAAATTAACAAAATCAGAAAAGGCATTGTTAGAACTCAGGAAATCATCTCTTATATTAAAAGAGCAGAAAGCCATACAGGAGCTAATAAAGGCTAGAAAAGAATATAATGATAGTCTTGACAAGACAAAAGAAAAAAGAAAAGATTCTAATAAAGCATTAGAACGTAGTGATGTCAGGATAATTCAAGCTGCAAAATTACAAAAAATATTAAATAACGAGACCCTTACTGCCCAGCAGAGGGTTGAAGAGCTTGGGAAAATAATAAATAAAGGAAAGGGATTTTTTACTAAGATCACAGGTGCGGCAAACCTATTTGAAGTAGCTAACTTAAGAATAAACAACGCCAAAAGAGTAAGAGCGAAAGTAAATGACGAAGTAATATCATCTGAAGAAAAATTAGTGAATTCTCAGATTGAAGATGCTAAATTTGTGGATGTATTATCGCAAAGCTATATTAATTATCGTGACAGTTTGGATGGTGCAAAATTAAGCCAAGAAGATTTAACCCTCTTATCTGAAAAAGATCAGTTATTAATAAAAAAAAAAGTTGAAGCCCTAGATGCAGAAGCTAAAGCAGTAAAAAAAGTAGTTATAGTAGAGGAAATTGTTGTTAAAAAAAAAATACAATTAACAAAAGAAGAAATATCCGCGCTGGAAGAACTAAATAATAAAAAGCAATTTTTGCTAGATAATGGAATAGCAACAGAACAAGAATTAACTAGATTGACAGTCACAGAAGTTGACAAAAGGATTAGCGAGTGGTCCAGAGAATTAAATGAAAAAGCACAACTAATACAAAAAGGTAATGAATTATTTAAAGCTGGTTTTGATGTTGCTGGTAATATCTTTGATAACTATATGCAAAATAGATTCGATAGAACAAATGAGTTTAACGATCAACTTAAAGTTATGGATGAAGAGGAAAGGTTAAGAACACAGGAAAATCTACAGTTAGAGATTGATGCATTGATCGCCTCCGGAACGGCAGAGGATTTAGAACTAGCAGCCGAAAAACAACGCGAACTCGATAGAATGAAGCTAGAGGACCAGGCGGCAAAAAGAGATAAACAAATAAAAAGAGATGAAGCAATTGCGAATAGAAAAATGGCCGTAGCAAAAAGAATAGGCGCAGGGTTTTCAATAGTTGCGGATACAGCGGTAGCGGTAGCTAAGGCAATTGCGGCCTCTCCTTTAACTTTTGGGGCCCCCTGGTCAGGTTTTGCGATTGGTGCCGGTGCGCTTGGATTAGCCGATTTAATAGCCGAACCTTTACCACCTATACCGGCACTTGCAAAGGGTGGAAGTTTTACAACAAATGGCCCTATGTTGGCACTCTTAGGAGATAATCCCTCAGGCCGTGAAAATGTAAATGTAGAGCCCCTTAATTCCAGTACAGTAAGCACAACGACTTCAGACGATCATAGTAAAAAGGAGTTTCATTTCCATGGTATAACTAATCTACAAGATGCGAGAAATGAACTTATGAGAACCGAAGGGCAAGGGGCTTTTAATTGATAATTCAAGATGTAATATCCGGTAGCCAGATTTCTGTTAATATAACAAACACGGATGATTTTAATGATATTTCTAAGGCTGTAAAAACATCGGCCGGTGGTAAAAGAAAAACACAGTCAACCGGGAAAAGATTTATTACTATTGAGCGTTTTTTTTTAACAATGGCACAATGGAGAACTTTTTCAATTATGCTGAGTAGTGAGAATGCAATTTTATTTTATACTCCTACAAATACGCCTGAATATATGGACGCTTCACAGTTTCCTTTAGAAATTTCAGTTAATGCGCCTAAAAAAACAGATCAGACTATCGATGGTGAAAGAAGATTTGTCATTGAAATTAATATTGAAAGTGTGGATTATGTATGAGACAAGCCAGCACCCCGGAAAGAACTGAAGAAATACAAGGCAAGTTAAGAAGCTCAAACTGTAAAGCGCATGTTATTCTTGAATTTGAGCGTAATGGACTATGGGAACACTTGGAAGATTTTGACGGTGAAAAAGGTAGTGTATGGTTTAAGTCCACAAAGAATTATAAGTATGCAAATTTTGCCTTAACTCCGGTATCTAGTACTATTGAATTTTCAATTATAAATATTAACGGTAAGTATTCAGAAGGTAGCGGAACTCCTTATTCCGGAAGCATAGATATTGATACGAAAATAAAAGCTAGAGGCGGTTATCTTTTATCAAGTCCTGGAGCGGAGGAAAGTGAAATAGTAGTACTTAACTCTGAAAATGCTTTTTTTTATTACACACAATATAATGTCGGTGGATATATAGAGCAATCATTTATTCGTTATGGTGTAGATATAAGTTTTCAAGATTTTTTTCCTTTGTATGATGCTCATTTGTACGATTCAGTTAATTATGCAAAGTCTGGTTATTATATGTTTACTTACGATAATATTAAAGTAGGTTTTTACGATGTTACAAAATTTGATATCACTTGTAACAATACAAACGGTGTTATTTATTACAGGCAATTTGATAATTTAACACAAGTTGAGGCGTTTGATAAAGATTCTGATACTTGGACGGACGCCGGTGCAACGGTCAACGGAGTAAAAACTATAAGCGTTATATCATCCACAAATAAATATATCCAGATTGCAGTTGTTTATGATTCATACGATGCTGGTAATGAAATATCAGAATTAAAAGTATACCGAAAACCCTATATTGAGTGGATATCTTATGATGTTTTTTACCTAGATTCTCCTGGTAGTACAGATCCACAGGAACCGGGGATACCTGAAATAGTGTGTAAGGGGCGGGATGCTTGGAAAAAAGCACAAGAAATAGATATTAATTTAGCTGATTTATCAGGCGGTGTTAGTATGTCTGATTTAATCAAAACAATTTGTGATATAATCGGTGTTAAGTACTCATTGACCTCAATAGCGGATTTATCGGCAATACCAAATAGAGTACTGGCCAGTGGTTTAGGTACAACAAAAAAGGCTGCCGATGTTTTTGTGTTGATTATGCAGATTATTATAGGTTATGGTACTCCATATCAGATGTATATGGAGTATGATGCTACTGAGGACGATAATATTTTATTTGTCCAGAAAAAACCAGATACATATGAAGCTTCATTTGTTTTTAATTATCGTGATTATGAAAGTCTAGGAAATAAACGTAAAAATTACGATAAGTTAATGAAACAATTAACAGTTACAAACGAGTCCCAAAGTATTGAAGCATTAGTGGTTTTGGACACGTCAAATTTTACGACTACCGGTGATAAGGTTATGACCTGGATTGGTAATGCTACGGCTAAAGATTTTACCATTGTTATTAATAGCGGTGATGCTGTAATAACTCTTTTAGATGTGGAGCCCACTTCAATGACGTTTAGGATTGAGGGCTTAAGTATTGATGTTGATATATCAATTACAGGCAGTAAGTGGAGCAGTAACCCCACCTATGAGGGCGAATTTATAGATTATAATAACGAAGTTGGTAAAAAAGGAATATCCGCAAAGATTATAAATCCTTTAGTGATTAGTAGTAACGAATGTAAGGATATTTCAAAAGAACATATTAATGAATTTGGGGTTCCGGTTCAGGAAGCTAATTCTTTGAAATACCCATATATGAATTTATTGATTGAGCAAAATGATATGTCGCTACTTTGGGCGCGTAATGTTTTCTTGGATGATTTATTTTATGTCACTGGCATGACTCATAACTGGAATATAAACACCGATAGCAGTTTATTTAATTTAGCTGATAGTGGTTTAAATTTTAGTGACGTTTCAGATTTTATTTATGATGATATAATGAAATATGGTGCTGGTTATTTATATGATATGGGAATAAGTACACCACAAAGTACTGATGCGGAAATTGACGCTGCTAGTATTGTATTTCATAATGTAGATTTTTAAAGAGAGGGAATAATGAGTAATTTATCAAGTGTAGATATAAGTGAAATAGCTAGACAGTCGGACGTTATAAGTAAAACCTTAAGGGATAATTTCACAAATATTAAAAATGCTATAAACGATAATCAGAATCAAATTAATAATCAATTAACTCCTCCGGCAGGTAGTGAAGTTACAAACGCTAGAGATTATCATGCCGTATTGCGAGATCGTTTACGTAGTGCTTCAAAAGGTCAAGGAAATATTATAATTGAGGGCGGGGAAGTTTTAGAACAAGATACGCCTGATATGACAATTAAAGTAAAAGCTATCCAAGCCCTTGTTTATGGTGTGGCCACAATTCAAGGCTATGGTAACTGGACTAGAATTACCACCGTTATAACAATGACTGAATTAGCACATGGTTTTTCAAATGGTAGTAAAATTTATATAGATGCTTCAAGCGATACTGGAGCTTTACCACTTGGGGAATATGTCGTTGCAAATGTTACAGCGGATACTTACGAGATCACAGGGGTAGACACCGGAGCATCTTCAGGAACTAGCGAGTATTCAAGGTATAGTGGAACTATTACAGCCCCTTCAGTAAATCCAAGATTTGATGTGGTAGTTAAAAACTCAGATAATACTTTAACAGTTGTGATAGGTGCGGAAAGTGCAACTCCTATACTTCCACCTATTGCAAGTACACAAAAAGCTTTAAAGATTATAACTCTCTTAACAAGTACAATAGCAATTACAGATTCTATTATGATAGATGCTCGTGATCAGGGGTGTTTATATCAAAAAGACGGTCAATTGAAATATGAGTGGAAAATCCAAGATGCTATAGACGATCTTTCAAGCGGTGGAAATATTGAAATAGGTCGAGGTATTTATTATGAAAACCTTACTTATGATGATAGTCAGGTATTGACCTTTAAAGTTGGCTCAGAATTAAAAACCATTGCGGGTGTTAGCGTTATCCTGGGTGACGTTGATTTATCAGGCACAACAGCAACAAAGATAGTATATGACGGTGGTGAAAATCATAGTGATGATAATCAAATAGACGGTGTTACAATTTTTAATGATAAGTTTAATATGAAACATAGAATATTAGATACTGTACCGTATGGCATTGATACAACTATTAGTGGTAGCAATAATATTATTACAACAGCTTTAAGTACTAACCGCATAGCCTTTTTTGACGCAGGTAATGATGATTTAAGGACTTATGATTTTAATGGTAGTAGCTATATACAAATTGGTAATAGTTTAAATTTAGGCAGTTTAGGTGCTCCAAGTATATCATCATTATCAAGCACAAGAATATCACTAGTATTTGCGAATGGAATAAGAACTTATGATTTTGATGGAACAGATTGGGCGCAGGTGGGTAATACTTTAGCTCAATCATTTACAGGAATTATAGCAAATACAGCTTTAACAAGTTCTAGGATTGCAATGATAGATAGTGCTAATAAAGAGATAAGAACTTATGATTTTGATGGAACAGATTGGGCGCAGGTGGGTAATGGTTTAAGCATAGCTGGATTTAGTTTAGATAGTGCAATGACAGCAATGAAAAATAATAGAATATCATACATAGATGATGGTAATCAAGATTTAAGAACTTATGATTTTGATGGAACGGATTGGGTACAGGTGGGTAATGACTTAAATATATCAGGATCAGCAGCACCTACAATAGTGTCTATAGATGAAAATAGAATATATTCCATGATGACTAATACACTTGCTGTATATAAGTTTGACGGAACAGACTGGATAATTGAAGGAACCCCCTTATCAGTAGCAGCCACCGCACCAAAATTATCAGCATTATCATTTAACAAAATAGTATATAGTACAGGTACAACAATAAAAACATATTATGCTAATTTAGATATGTTAACATCAGAAATACCTTCACCTGCATTTTAAAGGAGTAACCCATGGCCGAAAGTAAAATACTACCAACTAAAACGAGTGATGATTTAATTGAGTCCGATGATATAAATAAATTAAGTGCTCAGTCACTTGATAAGCTAGGCACAGAGCAGCTTTCAAACCTCACAGAAGAAACCACCCCTGCAAGTACTGGAAAGTTTTTATATGAGAAACCAAGCGGAGAATTAAGGTATGTCGATACTGATAATATTCCAGGCGGTGGCGGTGCTGTAGGTATAACATTTTTATTAAAAGGTAATGCTTACGTAGGTACTAAACAAGCCCAGATATTAATGCCAGCCTCCGCAACAATAAGCAAAGTAATAGTTTATAGTGATGATCAGCCGACAGGGGCATCAATCATAGTAGATGTTAATAAAAATGGAACTACTATATTTACAACACAAAGTGGTAGACCTGAAGTAGCCGTAAGCACTAATACAGCCGATAGTGCTACGCCTGATGTAACGGCATTAGTACAAGATGATAGAGTAGGCATAGATATTGACCAAGTAGGTAGCTCCGTAGTCGGTGGTAATGACCTCATGGTAACAGTAGTATTTGCATAATAAAGGAGATAAATTATGTCATTAACAATAGCACAAGAAGCAATATTAAAAGAGGTAGCCAACAAAGAGATTAAACAAAAAGCAACTGATACTATTAATACTGATGCTTACAAGATAATAAACATCAAGAAAGATGAAATACAAGTCTTAGAAGATAAGAGAATATCGGATATTAAAAAACTAGGCTAATGAAACCACCTATTTTATTTAACAGAGTAGGCTCTACCGTAGAGACAACACATAGTGTAATAGGGGAAAATGGAATAGAGGCCGCCAGTGTTAGTTATACTCCAGGAAGATTTGGTAATGGGATTATTTGTAACGGCTCTACTAAATATGTTAGTTTTCCTAATAGTGGTAACATATACCTTGGCACTAAAGGTGCTATAGAATTTTGGTTTGCACCACAAGGTTATTCAATAACAGATGGTTCTGCATCTACTGCAACACCAGCTTTTAAGTTCTTATTTAGTACAAGTGGTAATACATCAGCAAATTTATTTGATTTTGGCTTTATCAATAATTCAGGTACTGTTATTCGGTCAAGAGCTAACGGTACTTATAATGGGTTTGGAGCTGGCACATTGAATCCAACAGGTTTTACATTAGCTGATGGTGTTTTTGGGCATGTTGCAATAGTGTGGAACGAAACAGGTATAGACAATGGATCAGATACAGTAAGATTTTATTTCAATAATGTATTACTTTTGAGTACCACTAATTCATTAACTTTGCCTAGTTCCAATACGCTTTGGTTTGGTAGTTACGAATTAGCAAGTGTTTATTTTGCCAATGCAATTATTGATAATCTTAAAATATATGACTATGCTAAAACAGACTTCTCAGATAGATTTAATGAAAGGGGTGGTCTTAATGACCAAGCAATAATAATATAACAAACGAAAAAGGAACGTATATGAAAACATCAGAAAAAAGGGCTAAAATTTAATTTATGGAAACTATACTTTTAAAAATATTAGCAGGTATTATATTACTTG